TTCACCCAAACCTTTTCAGCGTCTGAGCGATTAACGGTCTGCATGATCATGTTAAATGCTCCTATGCATCAAATGATTAGAATGGACCCGTCAAGAGAGCTGAGTATTCTACGGTATCGGTAGCGGCTGGGCCGTCTACCCAAATAGAACCATTTGCTGTTCCTTCGGTCCCATCATTGCTATTCTTCACTCCAAGGCAAGCACTGCCAACGGTGTCTTGATTTGTCAAAGACAACGTGACAATACGCGAATTGGTATCAGCGATAGCAAAAGCTCTGGCCGTAGTATCAACCTCAATCGTGCCAGAAATCAAAACAAGATCTCCAACACAATTAACACTGCGGCTATTGATATCTCCAGCTGCCATTGCCTATCTCCTCTATTAAGTGATACCAGCCAAAACGCCAAGCTTACGACGATTGTTGACGGCAATATTACCTTGGAAGAGGATGTTAGCAACAAGCGCATCTTGATCAATGGGCTTCTGAAAACCTTCATCCGTCATCGCAAAGTTAGCCTTGCCATGAACAAACATCATAATATGAGCGGAGTTTAGCATAAACATTGCACCCGAAGTGCAATAATCATCCCAAACAACTTCTGCGCCCTTGAACTTGAGAGTTTCAATGCCAGCATCAGCACCACCCGAAGGATTCTGCTCATAGCGCACACGAGGAGCGATCAAGGCTTCCAACGCTTCATGGATGGTCTGCGTAGTAACAATAAAATCGGGCGAAGATGAAACACCTTCGCTACCACGCGAACAGCTATTGTAAACAACGCGCATGTTGCTAACCAAGTTAGCAGCCGCATTCCCTACACTAGCCGCAGCGCGGTTGCGCCATGCGGTATTTTCAGCTGGGTCAATGCTACCATAAACCGTTGTGGTCGGAGTCGTATCAACCGCTGCGACAAGACCGGTCAACTGCTTATTGGCACTCGCCGTTCCGTCCGAAAAAATACCCGTGGCAATACCATCACCCAAAGAAAGTTCGCCTTGGCGTACTTTTTCGGTCATAATATCGTTGATCTGCGCCGGTCCCATATTGGAACGCAAGCTCAAACCATCAATAGCCAAGCCAACCGCAGCTTGCTTCCACGTAAACCAAGCCGTGGTTTGGCCAATCTGAGGCGTGATGTTAAGATTGTCATAACCAGTATACCACTTAAACGTGCCATTGGTACCGGTCATAACGGGAATGCGAATACGCTCTCCACCCTGCAAAACCTTAATACGATTTCCAGTGCGGAACCACGCAAGCGTTTTCGCCATATTGTAAACGTTATCTTGAATCATTCCAGACGATAGGATTTCATCAAGAGTCATCGTCAACAATGGGCCGTATACCCTCGTCAGAGAGGATTCACCTACTGCCATGATGGATTACTCCTATCTATGCGTTACGTTCTAACAAGACGATTCCACGCTCGTTTCACAGCTTTAGCCGTGACATCTTCAAGCGTATCCCCGTCTTCTCTAATGGATGGTTCGCCTTTAGGAACAGAAGCAGAAGAACGATGCATTGAATTTGCTCTCATCAGTCGCTGCACACGATCTCCTCCCGTTGCCCCTTGTGCTCCCCGCTGTTCCGCTTCAGATATGAGCTTGTCAAAATTATGAAGAATATATAAATGATTAGGAGTTATACCTTGCTCTGGACTTCTTAGCTGACGATAAAGATCGCGGACACCATCAAAAATATCAGTGTTCCACACAAATTTATCTCCATCCATATAGCCAAAGTCTTCACCCCACTGCTCAATGCCCTCAGCTATAGACTGAGCAGTCATTTTAGTAGACTCTTCAATCATCTTTTCGCGCTCAATTTCATCGCGGCTTATTAACCCCATCTCATCTATCAAAGCTTCTAAGCGGTCACGCTCATGCTTTGGCATACAAGATAGTAGCTGCTTACGTCTGACCTCCTCTGGCGAAGGCTGTTCAGGTTTTTCATTCGCCTTCTCCAAAGCTTCAAGCCGTTCTTGTAATTCTTTGTTACTATTGGCTTGATTGTTTATTGTTCTTTGAATCTCTTTAAAAGATTCGGCTCCTCCGGGCAATCGGTCAGCATTTTGCTCTAGAAAAGCCAGCACATCTCCTCGCGTTGGTAGTTTCTCCGAACTCTTTGACTCATTCGGGAGTCCATTTCTGGGACCGTTTGAATCTCGTTCGTCACCAACGCGACCAGTCGCGCCAGACTGTTTTTGTTCCATTAAATTATTAATAGACTCAGCGTTTAATTCTGCTTCCATTTGTTGCAATTCTTCAGCTGGACTTATCGTTGCTGTGCTCATACGTAGTCTCCTTGAGGGGGATTAAGCATTTGGCAAATCATCTGCTTTACCAACGTCATTACTGTCATCTGTTCCTACTACAAAATTATTTTTATCTTCTGCTCGTTTTTCTTCTTCTCTACGATAATCATCTAACGTTCGACCACTAAGTTTTTGTATTGGCTTAACAGAGTTAGGTGCTTTTTCGTCCCAATTTCTAGCACCTTTAACTTTATCTCCTGCCTCAACAACGCCTAACGCTTTCATTATCTGTTTCTTATGGCGAAGTCCATGTATATCCATATCCAAAGACTCGTCATAATATGACTCAAAAGGCATATAACCTTTGATCGCTGACATAGGAAACTGATATTCTAGCTGTCCTCCGCACGCACATTCTCTCGTATGATTACGAACTTCAAAAGAAGACCATAGCTCTTGTTTTTTTTCGCATTTATTACAGCTATAATCGTAGAGAGGCAAAACTATCTAACCCTCCTCTTTGGAGACATTAAAGGAATGGATCGTTGTAGATCATCTTGCATTTGCATTTTTGAACGATCCATCGAATTTGTCTTACGTAGCTCTGCGCCTTTTTCTTGGGCATAAAGACGTTCTTGAGCTTTTTGCTCAAGATTATCTGTGCGTGACTGTCCAGCAATTTGGTCAAGCTTTTCCAGTGCTTTAGGCAAAACTTCCAATTCCTCTAAAGTAAAGCCAACTAAGACGCTTTCACCTACTCCAATCTGTTCTGCTACTTTAGCTCTAGCCGCATCCATCCTAGCGCGTTCATCCTGCTGTCTATTCTGTGGAGCAGCAGGAGCGGTACGTGAAGGAGCCGCATTTCTGTTAGAAGGCATAGGGCGTGCTTGAGCACCTGCTGGCTTTGGTGTTCCAGCGGGAGGAGCTGTAGCTGCTTGCTGTGGAGCCATAGGCCTACGATGCATTCTACTATGTGGCATTATCCATCTCCTGTAAAGGCTGTAAATCCCGTAAGAGAAATAAAGCAATCATTTGTACTGTTAACAACTTTGGCTTTCATGTCTGTGTTACGAGTTCCGGGAATGCAGATCGCCTCATTGAAATACGATCCCTGCGATACGTCTATATATATTTCCCAGACCACATTTGTTCCATCAATAATTTGCACTAAGCTATTTTTATCTGTGTGACCAGCTATAGCTAATGCCCAATACTGACGATGCTGTTCAGCTGTTTTTGTAGCTGTTGCACCTCCAGCACCTCCTTCTTGATGCTCCTCCCACCGACTTGAAAGATTCATTAGCTTAACTTTGGGATGTAATACCCCATGATCGTCATGTGAATATCGTCATCATCCGTCTTAGCATTTACAAATTTACCCTTGTTAACAAGGATGTTCAACGGCGTAATAGAAATCGTTGAGTTTTGAGCCAAGCCAAAATGAAGCAGCTTTTTATCTACTGTCGTTGTAGTATTGCTTGCCGCTTCATAAACAATAATATTTGTATCCGATGCGTTGCTTATTTCTTTGTCTGCAAAAGCCACTATGCCTGTAATAACAAATTGCTTTCCGTTTTTAGGCGCATAGTAGCTATACGCTGTGTTTACAAGATTCAGTTCAAAAAAGACTGTCTCATCATAAGCATACGGCGCAGTAACAAGCTGGCCTATTTTAGTAACAATTGCCGTAACAAAGCCACCCGAATGGTCACCTGTTATGTGCATAGGAGCTGGCATTACACCTCAAGCATCATAAATGTAATACGCGCATACGCCGTTCCAGCCGTATGGTCGCTAACAACGCGAATCTCAAACGTCTGGTTTTGTGGTATTAACAACGAGCCTTCTTTATTAAACGCATACTGACTGTTGTCTACATAAATACGATCCAGCTCAGTAAACGTCCCAGCCATAGTAGGGTTATTATCATACGCTGTGACCGCTGCTGAATTTGCCGCACCCGATGTTGTATTAACCGGCGTAACCGCCGTGCCGCCACTTGCATACGTCCTACCGTATCCCAATTCAAAGCGCGTTGCTGCGGCTGGCAAAGCCGTTCCACCACTAGTCCCAACAAGCTGCACGCGAACATAGCTAATCGCCATAACGCGATCTGCATCCGTATTTTTTACATGCAATATCGTATGCGTACTATTGTTGACCGAAGCAAAATCGCCAACAACTTGATATGACTGGTTTTTATTTAGGGCAACCCAATGCTGTAGGGCAAGGCTTTCGGACTTTACAAGAGCCTGTCCTTCTTGATTTACCTCCAAAACATATTTATTGCCTCTACCGCCAATTTGAATAGACATAACGCTTACTCTCCTGTATTCCGCAAATAACAAATAAACGCACAATACACTTGTAGGCTTGTATTGCTGGATGTATTTGGATTTAGCTTTACGCCTATTGTCTTGTTCTTTGGTATAATCTCATTGATAGGCAAAACATATCGAGAACCAAGGGACGTAAGTGCTAAAATATGCGTTTCTCCATCGGTCAACGTCTTGCCTGTTGCCCCTTTATAAGCATCAGCAGTCAAAGAACTTTGTGTTGCGCCGTAGTTTCTGTTTGAATTTACATCCACAGCAACGGGTGTATCAATGATTGTGCCAGCTGTAGGATTCTTAATGACCGTTGTATAGGCTTTATTACTGCTTGTCCCATTGGTATCAAAATATCCCACAACAATAGTTTCTATAATTAAGTCCCGTGTCTCATTATTTTTCACATATATAAGGGGCGTTTCGGCATCATCTGTTAACGTAAAAAGACCTGTGTTAATATTAAATGCCAATTCATCTTGATTTTGCCGAACAGCCTCTTCAACAGAGACAGCACGCACCCACAGGCGTTCACTTTCATCTACGTTCGCCGCAAAGTTATTTCGTCCACCATTTACTTGTGGCATTACAGTTCCACCTCGTTATCAGTGTAGTCCACATCGTACAAACTATAAAGCAAAAAGTTAAGTTTTCTTAATTCCATTAAGATTTGACCCAATGTCTGTGAGGCTTTATCGTCCTCGACAAACGGTCTATTTGTAAGGCTTTGCGGAATGCGGCCAAGCCCCACTCCGCTTTCGATTTCAGCCATCTTAATAGCTCATCATCGACATGTGTTCAAAGTCATCAGACAACAAGCGTTCTATGTCTTGTTTAAGCTGACGCAATCTACGCTCTCTATAAATTGATTTTTCTAGCGTCCTGCGCTGCTTAATAAGTTCTGGCAAACGCTCATCGTCTGGATCATCTATCGCATCTATCTTGCGACAGATAATTTCTAATTCAGTTCCGGGGTCATCTTCAAATCCGTTTGAACCTTTAGACGATTCAACAACATGAAAGCCACCAACATCTGCTTCATCCTCTAAGCCAAGACCTAGCATATCCATATTGTTAACCCAATACCTTTTCAAGGTTATCTGCAATAAGATCAAACTGACGTTCTGTTAGCACAAAAAGACGCTGGTCTAATTCGCCAACAGACTTAGATGCTTTATACAGTTCATGCAGTGACTCTTGAATAAGTTCTTCTTTAGTTGGAGCTTTAACTACAACTGCTTTTGCTTTAGCCATTTTAAGTACCTTCTCCTGTTTGCCTTGGTGAGCTTGGGACTTGACCATTTACGCGCATCGCATCGCCCTGTATGGCAGATGGCGTAGGCACAGGTTGATTCATAATGTTTCTGCCTTGAGGACGAGGCTGTCCTTGTCCTTGTGCTTGTCCCATCATTTGGCTTATCAAATCTTGTGGCGAAACGCCTCCATCTCCCGGACCAGCTGTAGGATTAATCACTCCTTGTAATTGCTGCTCCATATTCCCTTCCATATTTAGAAAAGGCAATATACGCTCTGGATCGGGAATGCGATATCCACGTACTAAAAGATCTTTAACTAGTTCTCCAATGTTAGGCCCAATGCCATTGTTTTGAGCCTTCAATGTTTCATTCATATTTTGCATGAGCTGGATTAGGTCCATTGCCTGTTTTCGCTCAACAGCTAATGCTGTTGCCGCAGAGCTAACATCAATCTCAAATCCATACTCACCAGAAGACATTTCTTCAGTGATTTTAACTTCTTCTTGCGCCCTTGGGTCAATAAGAAAAAGTCGCTCTGGTCGAAACTCTGTCGTTAGCTGCCAAAACTTACGCGCACAGCGAACTTGATATTGAGCAAACTTTTCTGCACGTTCGTCTTCTCTTGCCGTTGTCCGTCGATCATGTATGTTAGCTTCTGTAGCAGAGTCCGTCTTAGGCAGCGAGATTGGCTGCGGCGTTCCATTAGCACGATCAAACATGCTCTGAACAAGCCGTAGTATATCTCCTTTTTCTGGAGGTATATCGCCAAACTGTATGGCTTGAACCGCACGACCTTGCGCTTGAACCAGCCCTTCTACTTCAAACGCTTCCATATCTTCTGCGTCTAAAATAGCATCAATCTCTTCTTCGCGTATATACATAGGATCGTAAAGAAAAAGATTTTTCTGCTTACGAATAACAGAGATATATGAATCAAGAATCTCGTTAACCATTGACTGCATTGAGTCAGCGCCACCCATAATCAATGGACCTCTAGTCCACCAATTAGTTACCCCATCTTGTAGTGATAGGATTTCTAATGGGTAGTCTTCTAGTGACTGAACAGGCCACTCTTCTTCGTAGCGCAAGAACCGGTCATGGTAAGGAACAATCTCCAACCAAAGATTTAATTTGTTGTTTTGATCTTTGACATGGTTTCTTGCATAAATCTCATACGACTCAACAAGGCCAAAGTCATCTACAGAAAACTTATCGGGGTCAGCGTCTGGAGCGCCTTCTATGCGATGATTAGGCTCTAGGTTGGTAGAGTCTAATGAATCATCGTACAGCACATCGTCTATATGTCGCACGGTGCGAAAAGCAACCCATCGGGCATCATATAGTCCATCAGAAGCCAAGGGGTCAATGATTATATCGCCAGCTCTCCAGTGCAAACCAAAGGGGGACTCCCACTTTACGGAAGTGTTTCTGTTTGCGTCAGGATGCTCTAAAAAGTATTGATGTTCAGTGATGTGCTGCTCAAGGATAGCTTGCTGCTGTGGGGATAAGTCAGGCTGCTGTAAAAAGCGCATATGGGTTTCTATATGCTGGACATGACTCTGATCCATAGATACTACAGTTATCTCACCAGAAATAAGATACATCGACTCGTCGTAAGGATTATTTATTATCTGTCCGGGATTCAGATAATTATCTGTAATTAATCGCGCTTCTATGTCGGCTGTGTAACCAATCTTTTTACCACCAAAAGGCGAAAGATACGCATCTAGCAATACGCGCTTATCGTGTCGTAGCTGCGATGTTTCCTTATACCAATAGTTAGATATCTTTGCTACTGTGCGCTCAGCACCAACGCTTGCTTTAGACATAGGCTGCACAGTAAAAGTGGGGTTATGTGCAGCCATGTTTGCAATAGACTGGTCAATATGACCAAACACAATGTTTGCTTTAGATCGGATGCCGGGGTCTTTTTGATCGCCAAGGTTTAGACGTTGCATCTCGCGCTCTCGCGTAGTGGCAGCGTCATTATTGTACATATCTACAAGCGTTTGTGCTGGCTCAAAAATAGGCTTCCAATAATCTATTGCGTGTTCAAGTCTACGCTTCCAGTAATCTAACTGATCAGATTTTCTTGATGGATATGAAACAGGCATATACTATGGCCTTTCGCCTTAGCTACTTCTTCTCCAAAAATATATAAGTAATTATATAACGCAAGTCAAATTTAGTTTTATTCATCTGTCATCATCCAATAATTCTGGTCATCTGGAATGACTAATGGACCATGATGCCCCACTATAGGCGCTTCTTTGGCCATTCTAAGTCCTCTTGCGCGTCTTTTTGACCGATCACGCAACTCTTGAAATGAATAGTTTCTAGGTGACAGATCTTGCATAGGAGGCTTGGGGGGTTTTCCTCCCTTTACTTGGTCCAACATGATACCTAGTAGTGAGAAGGCATCTACAAAGTCATCATGCTTACCTGCTGGAAACTTAATCAACTCCTCTATCAAGTCAAATTTCCACGGAGCTTTCTTTGGAAAATAGACCAGCCCCATTTGCGCCCTACCCTGAATGGCGCGTGCTCTAACCGTCTTGTCTTTAGAGGGCGTAAACTGCTCTCTGTAGCAATAGACACCCTGTTCTTTCATGCGCTGAGACAAAAATGGACCTACGGAGTTGAGTATCTGTCCTCGTTCCTCTCCCCACATGACAGGTCGATACCTCTGCATAAAGCCAATACAAGCATCAATCCAGTCGTTAGGTGCTTTTCTATCACGCCATACGTCAATTACGTATATGTTATCGTCAGAATCAATGGCAAATACAGCATGAACAGTATAGTCAGACCCCCTGCGTTCCGATGTGGCATAATCTGATGTAGCATAATACTTTAAGTAATCTCTGTCAGGTAGGTCATCTTTGTCGTATTCGCCAAACCATTCGCGCTGAAAGTAGGTTCCTTCATTTATAACCGGTTCCTGCTGATAAAGGGCCATATACTCTCGGTGGCCCAAGACAGCACGGCGCTCTAATAGGTCCGCTTTATTATACCACTGAGGCCAAAGAGGTTCTCCAGCTTTCCTGCCTAACACATCGTTGTCCCCTGCTTCAGCAGAAAGAGATATGATCTCCCAAGGAGGTATATTAGGATCGTCTTTGGTCTGTTTTATAAGCCTTCCAGCTAAGTCATCGTCATGCCAGCGTGTCATTATTATAATTATAGCCCCATTAGGCATAAGGCGAGTATAGGCCGTTGAGCGATACCAGCCCCAGACTCGTTCGCGCTCTATAGCAGAGTCAGCTTCTTCTCTGTTTTTATGGGGATCATCAATAAGAAGTATCTTAGCACCTCTACCCGTAGTAGCCGTGCCGATACCTACAGCGTAATACTCTCCTCTAAAGTCTTCTATCTTCCATTTATGCGCTGCCGCAGCATCTGAAGAAAGATGTATAGAAGGAAAAACAGCCTTATATTGAGGAGAATCGACAATATTACGCACTTCGCGGCCAAAGTCGGATGAAAGTTCTTGACCGTAACTAGCTGTTATTATTGGATCATTAGGATGTTTTCCCATAAACCACGCAGGAAAACGGCGTGAAGCCAACTCTGACTTACCGTGGCGGGGAGGCATAAAGATCATTAGGCGCTTTGTCACGCCACGCTCTACCCGCTCTAAGGCTTCTGCTATAATATGGTGGTGTGCGTTTATTTCAAAATCAGAAAAGGTATACTGCGTAAAAGAGATTAGCCGATCTTGAGCTTGCTTTCGGCGTATAACCTCTTGTATGGCTTGCTTTTTACGAATGGCAAGATCTTGTGTAGATTGCTCATTCATTCGATTGAGTTATGTCTTGTTCGCCCGGCTGTGTGCCTATGGTTACGCCTTTATCGTTATTAATATCAGCGTATTCAACAACAGCACCATCGACCTCATAGATTGGCTCAATAGCGTTTCTGTCAGCTAAATCAAGCAACTCTTCAGTGCTCATATCCTCAAGCTTTTTTGACTGCGATATAACTTGGTCAATCTTTTTCGGCGCATAAAGCCCTAAGATCTTAGCGCGTTGCTCAACGCACCACTGTATCTTATCCAACCACTTAGCGTCAGAGACAGAGGGCTTCGTCTTGGTCTTCATCTTAGACGCAGACTTATCTGAGCGTATCGTAGTCGTAGAGGTCGAGCCGTCTACGCTCCTGTGGAAATTTTCCCACGACACCCGCTCTATCTCATCAATACGTGCCAGCTGCTCTGCTTTAGCTAAGTTAAAATCAAAAAGGGCTTTTTGCTTCCATTCTTCTCTAAGACTAGCTAAATGATTTTTTACCGTTGCATAGCCCACGTTAAGCTGTTCGCTCATCGCTTTTAAAGACACACCCTGTAGGTAGTGCTGCGCAATGGCTTGCTTAATGAAAGCGCCTTCTATGTCGGTGTTAGCCCGTCTGCTGAGTCCGTTTGGCAAGAATCTGCTCCACTTTTTCTTTTATGTCAAAATAGTCATAATTCTTCCAGCACTGCTTACAATGATATTGAGCAGACCCAAGCTTCCATGAGATAAACCGTCTGTTGTGTTCGCAGTTGGGGTTTAGCTCTTTTAGTGCCTCAAAGACCAGCTCGTCTTCAATGAACTCAACAGGGCCGGGCTTTTTAGAAACCCACGTAGTTACCTTATCGTTAACCATTACGGTGTATGATTTTTCTGACTCAGCCATGACCACCCTATATTTAATATATGGTAACGACAGATTCGCCGTCAACTACTTCGTACACAATACCTTCTTCTGGATCTAAGGATTGCTGATCTACATAGGTATAAGGGGGAGAAAGGGGCCAATTGGCAGATAGCAGTACAGACGAAGCCTCTACGGGCTTAGACACAGGTTCAGGAGAGGGAGCAATCGTCATAGCTACCCTTAATGCCGTTTCCCACTCCCCCCAATCTTCCGGTGTGACCTTTTCGCCTCGCAGCTTGCGCTGCAACGGATGTTGGCGCATCAACGTTTCGTGTGCGTCCATACGATCCTACCTCCTAACTGTTGTACGTACTGTACCTGTTGTACGTACTATACGTCAGCACTTCGTGCTGTTACTTCGCTCGTTGCGGCGCTAAAGCGCCTCCATCGCTCAGCGTCTCTCTAAAAGAAAGAAAAGAAAAAGAAACAACTGTTGAATGCCTTCCATGCCTGATCCGCGCCTACCAGAGCCTGTACATGGATGATAGGCACTTGAAAACAGCTTGTCAAGAGGAAAAATTTTCCTACCTGTAGATATTGCTACTTACACCAATTATTATGTAAACCCATAGCCTTACCTAACCGGTTTGTTATGTAAACACACACATCATGGATATATAGTTTTATATTTTTTTTGAGGCAACAATTACCGGGAATTTTGGGTAGCGTTGTGTG